ATTATTAGTAACAAATCTCCTGAAGAGGAGATCAGTTCTGCGGCACGAACCGCATCTCCCTCCGTTCTTTCTATGGAAGAAAAATCACAAGAAACTGTGGTGGATACGGCCCCTGCCGTAGAAACTCCAGAGGTTGTTGTTGACGCAGCAGCCGAAGTAGAACGTGCGCTTGCTGAAGAGCAAGTTCGTTCTGCAACAATTTATTCTGAATGCCGTCAACATGGCGCAGAAGTTCTCACCGAGTCTCTTATCAAAGATGGCAAGTCTGTTGATGAAGCTAGAGGTGAAATCCTTGGACTTATCTCAAAAAGGTCTGAGAAAAACAATGCCCCTATACGGTCAACTGACATGACTACAACCTCTAGCCAAGTTGGATTGGAAGAGAAGGAAGTAAAACGTTACTCTTTCCTTCGTGCTTTAAATGCACTAGCGAATCCTTCTGACAGAAATGCACAAGAAGCAGCAAGCTTTGAGCGTGAGTGTTCTGAAGAAGCAGCAAGGCGTTATGGCAAGCCTGCCGCAGGCATACTTGTTCCTAATGAGATACTTGCTCGTGACTTGAACGTAGGTACAGCAACAGCAGGTGGAAACCTAGTTGAGACTGAGCTTCTTTCTGGTTCTTTCATTGAAGTGCTAAGAAACCGCATGGCGGTAATGCAGGCTGGTACTACTATTCTTTCTGGACTAGAAGGCAACGTTAGTATCCCTAGGCAAACTTCCGGTTCAACAGCATATTGGGTTGGTGAAGGTGCAGCTCCTACAGAAAGCCAGCAGGCTTTTGACCAGATCAATCTCACACCTAAAACAGTAGGTGCTCAGGTTGAATACACAAGAAAGCTTCTTCTTCAGTCAAGCATTTCAGTTGAATCAATGGTTCGTAACGATGTTGCGAAGCAGATTGCAATTGAGCTAGACAGAGTTGCTATTTATGGTTCTGGATCTTCAAACCAGCCAACAGGTATTACTAATACAACTGGCGTTGGTACTGAGACGATTACTAACTACGGAACATTTGTTCAGTACATCGCAATGGAAACAGACGTTTCTGTCGCTAATGCTGATCAAGGTGCTCTTAAGTACGTCATCAACTCAAGCGCAAGAGGCGCATTGAAGGCAACAGAGAAGAGTTCTACTTCTACTGCTCAGTTTGTTTTCGCTGATAACGAGATCAATGGCTACGAGGCTATTGTTTCTAATCAGCTTGCAAACAATGATGTTCTCTTTGGAGACTTCAGTCAGTTAATCTTTGCCACATGGTCTGGATTAGATCTAACTGTTGATCCTTGGGGTGGTGCAGCATCAGGTAACGTTAAAGTTATTGCTTTACAGGATTGCGATTTCGGAGTTAAGCAACCTGGCGCATTCTGCTACGGCACATAATGGCGAAGGTCAAAATCATCCGTGACGTGATAGTTGCTGGAGTCCGTAAGGACTCTGGCTCTGTCATTGATGTCACTGATTCTGATGCTTCTATTTTGGTTGGTGCTGGCAAGGCAGAATTATCTGTTGTGTCGAACTCATCGAAAAAGCCAAAAGCTGCTCCTGCTCCTGAAAAGAAAGTGCTTTCTACTGAGAGCATGAAGGAGGCAGTTAAAACGAAAACATCTACTCCTCCTAAAGAGGCAGGCTAAAATGTCGGTTATTCAACAAAACCTTGAAAAGGTTAATTTAATAGCAGGTCATCCAACTGCTGCTCGTACAGCCACTGGTCAAACCAGTGGGATTGATCTAAAGGATTATGACGGTGATGTCGTATTCTTTTTGGATTCGGCTGCTGGTGGTGGATCAAGCCCAACGCTTGATGTAACTGTCGAGGATTCTGCTGATAACTCCTCGTTTGCTGCTGTTTCTTCAGGTGCTGTTGCTTTCACTCAAGTGACTGGTACAGCTTCTGCTCAGACAGTTTCTTTAAATAAGGATGATGCCAGGCGTTACGCTCGCATCAAGTACACCATCGGTGGGTCTTCACCTACCTTTACATTCTCAGTCAATGCAATTGGCTTGAAGAAGTACGGTTAATTTTATATAGCCCTCTGAGTCTGCACAGGGGGCTTTTCCCTTATGGCTTTCACCGAAGATCTAACTACATTTTTTGCTGATTTCAGTGACGATGTTGTTTATGACAACGTTACTTATAAAGGTATTCTTGAGCAGCCTGATGAGGTAGTGGCTGATGGAATTGTTATGACGACCGATTATCAATTAACTGCTAAAAATTCAGATTTGGGTTCGTTATCTTTTGATTCAAAGCTGACTGTCGCAGGAATTGCTTATACAGTTCGTAGCGTTAGGAAGGTAGATGATGGAAGTGTTTGTATTCTGTCTTTAACTAAGGATTAGGTATCTCTATGGCAAGTAAACGTGAGCAGATACTTGCTGCTTTAAAAACAAGTCTTGTAGGGACAACTGGAGTCGGAACTCGCATCTATAGATCGAGAATAGAGCCGATGGCTAGATCTGAGTCGCCAGCAATTGTCATAGAATGGGTTTCAGATCAGCCTTTTATTAAATCTCTGAATATTGATTGGACCTTGAGAGTAAGGTTAATTGTTATTAGTAGGGGGGCTATTCCTGATAGCTTGGCTGATGGAACTATTGAGAGTCTTCATACCAAGATGGTTACTGATCCAACAGTCGGAGGTTTAGCAATTGATGTACGTCCTTCTAATGTTTCTTTCGAGGTGATTGAGGCAGATCAACCTGCGGGGGTGATCTTTTGTGAATATGAAATAGATTATCGAACTACCTATGACAATTTATCCACATAAACTTGGGAAGTATTCTAACCCCTAACAACCCAGAGCACTTATCATGAGTCATGTAAATCCATCTGAAGGTGGGAGTTACACTTTCAATCCGAAAACTGGCAAGTATAAACTTGTTCAGCAAACTCTCCCCCAAAATGCTGCTCCTACTGAATCATTAAACGAGGTAATTACTGATGGCACTGTTGACAAGGAAGAGAGTGATCCTAGTGGAGACGGAGAGTAGCTACGGCACTGATCCAACTCCAACAGGTGCTGATGCTCTAATTATTAGTGATCTTTCTATCACTCCACAGGCAAGTGATGTTATTAATCGTGACACCATAAGACCTTATCTTGGTGCTAGCGAACAATTGCTTGCAAATACAAGAGTTGAATGCTCTTTTTCCGTAGAACTTGCGGGATCTGGAACTGGAGGAACTGCTCCTAGATGGGGCAAGGCTCTTAAGGCATGTGGAATGTCTGAGACTGCTTCTGGCTCTGGCGCTGCTGGTGTCGTGACTTACGCACCAGTAAGTGCAGCCTTCTCAAGTGTGACGATTCATTACATGCTTGATGGTGTTAGACATAGGGTCACGGGTTGTCGCGGAAATGCGAGCATCTCGGCTGAAGTTGGTGCAATTCCATCGATTGATTTTGCATTTACTGGGGTATATCACGCCCCTGACGATTCTGCTTTGCCTGCTGTTACTTATGGAGATCAAGCAACTCCGTTGGTCTTCAAGAATGGTAATTCTTCTGGATTTAAATTATTGAATTATAACGGTGCTGTCCAATCTCTTTCTCTAGACCTTGGGAACTCTCTGGTTTATAGAGAACTTGTCGGAGGTACTAAAGAAGTTCTGCTGACTGACAGGGCTGTTACTGGTTCGGTTTCAATAGAAGCTGTCACTATAGCAACTAAGAATTACTTCGCGGCTGCCTTGATTGATAGTGGCTTGGGCACTAATACTCAACTGGAGTTCACTCATGGGACTGGAAGTTCAGGTAGTGCAAATGGAAACACCATAAAAGTTGCTTCTACTCGAATTGACATCGGTGATGTTTCTTATGGTGAGCAAGACGGGATCGCGATGTTGGAAATTCCGTACACTGCCATACCTTCGACTGCTGGAAACAATGAGTTTTCGATAATTCAGTACTAAATAGCAAAAAGGGGAGTTTAACTCCTCTTTTTTGTGGTTAGAGTGGCTAAGAATATCTTTTATCTTTATGGCATTCGTTCGCAAGAAGGTTAATTCTTATCCTTGGCCTGTTGTAGTTAAGCGACCTTCGGAGAAAAATCCTGGTGAATTTGAAACTTCTGAGTTTCTTATTACTTTCAAACGATTATCTCAGGCGCAGCTAAATGATTTTCAAGAGAGTAGCGATCAAAAGAAAGCTTTACTTGAAATAGTTTTAGGTTGGTCTGAAATTCTTGAAGAGGATGGGACGGAAGTTCCTTTTAGTAAAGCGACCCTTCGGGAGTTTTCTGAAGATGTTGATTTCATTACTGCTGTATTCAAGGCATATGGACTGTTCTATTCAGGTGGTATTGAGGGAAACTAAAAGATGCCGCTCTTTTTTGGGTTTCAGGCGGCAAGATAATAGAAGATAAGACAGAGGAGGATGCCAGGGCTTTTGGTATTGAACTCCCTCAAAAACCAAAGGAAGAGAATAGTACTTTTGAAGTTTGGGATTGTAATTGGGATACGGTAATTATGTTTTTACGCATGCAGACACAATGGAGTACGTCGATGGTTGGTTATGTTGGGTTGAAATATGAGGTATTGTTAGTTCACGGAGGGTTGTTTGACCTCTACAATGTAGAAAATCGTCCTGAGATGCTTCAAGGATTACAAATTATGGAAGCGGTCGCCTTGAAGGAGTTAAATAAATCTGATGGCTAATGCTTTAGATAAGCTCGTCATAGAGCTAGACATAAAAGGTTTAGAGGATATTAAAGGGCTTGCAGCAGCCATGAAAAACCTGAAGGCTGCTGTCGCACCAACGGGTCAGACGTTAGATAAATTAAAGAAGAGCCTGAAGGAAGTATTAGCAATAACTCCTAATACTATTCAAGGTTTTAGAAAACAAGAAAGAGCATTAGTTGCTTTAAGGAATGGATTAGATATTACAGGCAATGAATTTAAAGAGGTTTCTATTCGGATAAAAGAAGTTAGGGAAGAGATAAGAAAGCTAAACGCGATGAGCGTAAAGCCTAAAGGTGGCAAAGGAATGATGGGAGGAATGGCTGGAGGAAGAGCTGCAGTAGGAGCTATTGGTACAAGTGTTGTGGGATCGATGCTGCCTGGATCAATGGGTCAAGGTGCAATGACAGGCGGGATCGTTGGAGGGGCTGCGAGTGGGACGTTGGGAGGCGGCCTGCGAGGTGGGTTTATTGGAGCAGGTATTGGTGCTGTAGTTGATCTTGCTGGTTTTGCTAAAAGTGCTGCTGAATATCATGCTGAAATCAAGAGATTAGATATTGCGTTAAGAGCTGTCACCAAGACTGACGAAGCTTTTGCTTATGCTCAGGGTGTTGTTCTATCTGTTTCTAGAGAATTAAATGTACCGATAGATGTTGCTCAGAAGCAATTCACTCAGTTATCAGCTTCTGTTATAGGTGCAGGTGGAAATGTCAGAGATGCTGAGATTGCTTTCAGGGGTGTCAGTGAGGCGATAAAAGGGACTGGAGGAAATGCTGAAGATGTGAAGAGTGGTATTAGGGCTATGACACAGATCTTCGGTAAAGGCAAAGTATCAGCCGAAGAATTGCAGGGCCAGTTGGGTGAAAGATTGGCTGGGGCCGTGGTTAAATTTGCTGAGTCCGCAGGATGGTCTTTGCAGCGATTGCAGAAGGAATTGAGAGATGGAACTGTTGGTTTGAATGAAGTTATGGGTTTCACTGCGGATCTAAGCGTTGAGCATAGAGA